CTCTTCTACAGGTTCGTCAGATGCATCGTCATCATCGTCCTCTTTGTACATTCCCTTCTCTTTCTCATCTTCATCATCACCATGCTCTTTGTGCATACCTTTTTCCTTGTCATCTTCATCATCACCATGATATGCAGCTTGGATTGTGTTTTGCTGGTCTTCTATTTTTGAAGATATACCAGCAGCTGATTCTGAATCATCAGCTTTTTGTGGAGTACCACCTGTTGGTTTTGCCTTTCTATCGTCTCCGCTAACGTCAGCTCCAGCATAACTGTCACCTTCACCAGCTTTCAACATAGCAACAACTTCAGTGGCAACTGATTTAACGAGTTCTGATTGGGCTTTTTCCATTGCCTTCTCGTTTTCCTCAGCTTCTGCTTCTTCCTCTTCCTTAGCCAATCTAATGTCCATTTTTTGTAGGACTTCGGCTACAGCAGCAAGAGCAAGGTTAGTTCCCTCCATTTGCTTCTCAAGTCTTTCTGAGATATCTGCCATAGTATTAAACCTCCTATGTTTATTGTTTTTTATTCCATTTAACATAAAAGGTTGGTCTTAGCCATCCGACCTTTTTAGAATGAAAATATAACGTTATATTTAAACGTTATTACATTATACTACGAAAAACTGAAAATCCTACTAAAACTAACTACTATTATAATATAAAAGTAATTATTCGTCTGTAGGTAATCCTTTTGAGTCTAATTGAATCATTTCGTTACGAAAATCATATAGAGGAACTTGTAAAAGTTTTTTGAGTTTATCACATTGATTCCCTTCTGGGAGGGATGCTTCTACTAAATCTAATACTTTCCCAACCATTTTAGAATGTCGGGCTATAATATATTCTTGTGTGGGTGTTATTTTACTTACATCTACCATTTTATTCTCCTAGCTAAACTGGAACTTGTTTTCTAATCCTATGCCTAATTTTTTTAGAAAGTTTCTCTCTTTCTTGGTTAGCGAGCTAACATATTCATCCCAAGCTTTCTGCAACCATGGGTTGCCTTCTCGTGGAGTATCTACCGTGTACCATCCCCTAGAAGCCCCACTCCATTGTACAACTCGTTTACTACCAAAATTTCTCCCATTAGGATATGATACAGGTCTAGATGACTGCCCTTTATAGGCTCCCGTTTTAATTGGAGAACTATAAGTTCTATTATGGTCTCTAGGTTGTTGGACATACTCCGGCAATGGTCCATCATCCCCATCATGTACTTGTTTAGCATAAGGAGCTGAATAAGAAATTTTAAATCCTTTTGAATCAAATGAAATTGACCCAGATTTTTTTAAATTACCTGATTCTCCTTCTGGAACTAATTCCTGTGCTTTGTCAAAAACAGCATTACCTATAAGTTTAATGGTTAAGGCACTAAGTTCTTTTGCTCGTGTAGTACGACTTTTTGGCATAATATATTATTATACTAATTAGCCTTCTAAATCCGTCCATTTTTCAGGAATTTTATCAATAAATTTTCTCTTACTTGTATCGTATCGGTTCAAATAGATAACATCTCTACCCACATAACCATATTTTGGGTGCCAGTAAGTAACTATTTGTTTAGGTTTGGTAGCTGCTTGAAGTCTTTGTAAGGCAAACTCATCAGGACCTTTCATGGTTCCACAGATATGTAACTCACCTGTACCTATATCTAACTCGTCAATACGATGGAAGTGTCCTATCATAACACTATCAAACTCTTGTTCTAAGTCCCCATCCATAGCATCTTCAATCTCTCTCTGTAAACTTTTCCTAAATTGAAAAACACTTCTTAGTTTAGTTATTGAGTTGAGTATTGCACCACTACTTCCAGCTCCTGATATACAGTCTCCATGAGTAATAAGAACTACTTTGTCGTGTACTTTGAAAGTAGTCATAAAGCTTCTAGGAATATGAAACTCTATATTTTCTTGGTTCTTACAAAAAGAAGCAACCCATTGGTAAAGCATATAATCCCAATCCATATACTTATCTTTCATAGGTGGCTTTCTTGTCATCCTTCCATGATTGCCAACTACACAAGGAACTTTAATTTTTGTGAAGTGTGGGGCTAAGTACATCAAGGCTTGTCCAATAATACTAGCTCCTCTAATCATTTGTTCCATACAGTTAGCCATATTAGACCTAGCTAACTCTTCGTGTATGTCTCCACTAATCATGTCACCTAGCATAGGTATAATTAGTTCATCTACTTCGGCTATTTGTCTTCTATAAGATGTGTGCTTTAGTATTTGGTTAGCCCAACCATACATACGTTTATTGAATATGTCAAAGTTATACTCATTCAAGCCACGCATTTGGTCTTTAAATACATGTTCTCCTATGTGGGTATCAGATAAGGGAGTTACCATGATTTGTTTTTGTTGTCCAAAAGGAGTTTTATCTGTTTTTTCTATGTGTTTTAGTGGAACTGCTGGAAAAGCTTTAGTAAACTCTTGAATAGTTTCTACAATAAGTTGTTTTTTAGTATCATCTTTTAAGGCTTTTTCATAAAGTTTCTTATAAAACTTTGCCTCCCCCTTATGCGTAGCAACCTTTTTATCAAGCTTTATTCTTTGTGCAAGACTATCTTCTGGATGTAAGACCTGCTCTTCTTGAACCCCCTCTACCTCGCTGTCGTGCCAACGTTGAATCGTTGTCCGATGAGTTTCTGTCTCGTACTCCTCGTTCAACCATTTCGTTATCGCTGTCCACGTAGCTCCTAATGCCCTTCTTCTTATTATCTCTGATTTTGCCTGCTCTGGAATCATAATTCCTCCTTATCTTTACTATCAGTATCTTACCACAAGTAACACACTGTAAATCTTTATCCTGATTTCTATACATATGCCCATTACATTTAGGACATAGATTAGCATATAATTTGTTTTCTTTCAACTTTTATACGAAAGGACTGTCTTTGTCGTCCTCCTCCAACTCTTCTACTTCTCCTCTCTCTTCATCCCTAAAACCTCCTGTAACTAAAGGACCTTGTTCTGTGCCCGAACCATAGCCTAGCTGTATTTCTAATCCAGCTGGAGCAGCTTGGGAAGCATCTCCCTTTTCATCAGGTTTGTTAGCTTTTATATTTTCATCATCATCAAGTACACGAATCTTTCTTTCAACATCTTTTTGTTCGATTGCTGCGTTTTTATCTGGTTCAGCATCAAACTCAACAGGGTTACGCCTACCCTCAATCTCTTTGGTTTGTGGGTTTATATCTTCCCCACTAGATTGTTGTCTGAAGTTTTTCTCATCCTTTATGAGAGCTTCCCTAACCCACTTCACCAACTCTAAAGTGAAATCAGTGCTTTTCATCATTTTCTTTTGGGGGCTTTTATTATTTACAAAAAGACCCAAACGCTCAATTCCTGTTCTTTTTTTCCTTTGTTTCTTCTTGCGTCTTCCTCCTCCCCCATATGTTGGAGAGAAAATACCTGAGTTAGTAGATGTGAATACTGTTCCACCACCATCTCCAAAAGAGCCTGATGTAGCTGCACCACCAGCACCACCCCCACCACTTTCCTTATATATTTTCCCCTTGCGTTTACTATCTGTAGAGCCTCTAGGATTTGTAATCCAAGCTTTAGATAGGTTTTCTTCCCAGTCTGTAATCAAATTTCTATCAACTCCATGAATAACTTCGGGGTGTATATAGTGAGCCCAAGTTGATGTTGAGTCAATCTCGTAGTCTCCACTACCTTTTTTAGTTTCTTTTTTGTGCCCCAATAGTTCAGCGGCAGACTTACCAATAACTTTCTGTGCTTCTGCTAAAGTCATAGACTTACCAGTTTTATTGAACTCTTCTACAGAAATTTCTGCTGCCTTAGTTGCTGCTTCGTGTCTATAATTATGTACATGAGCTGTCTTAGATTCAGTCGAGTTTTTTATGTATCTATTGTTTTTATCCTGAGTAGTATTAAATATTCTATCATCATCACCTTTACCTTCTAAGGCATTTGTTATAATTTCTACCATCCTTGGGTCAGAGGTATTATAGCTTTGTGGCACATTACCCTTTCCTATAAAGTCTAATCGAGCTGTGTCACCTATTATTTGTACGTGTTTTTTACGCAAAGATAAGAGTCCTACTCCTGTTTCCCCCTCAATATTTTTTTCACTACCATGTCTAATAGGCATATGAGAAGCTATTGATATAACTTTTTCCTCTTCAGTTAAATCTGAAATAGGTTTTTCTGCTAATTTATCTGCAAGTTCTCTAATTTTTGGAATATCTTTTTTATGGTCTGCATAATTTTTAGCTTGTTTCTCATGTAAATACTCGCTAGAAAAAATTAATTGCATCTTTTTTACCCCTTTTTTCTTATACATCGCTTGTATTGGGGTACGACTATCAGTCGAAATATATATAGCAGTAGCATCTTTCGGAACTAAATTTCTCGGTCTTCCTGTTTCCGTAGTTCCTGCAGAAGCATTTAAAACAATCTCCCATGGAATATCACTTGGCTTGGTATTTTTATCTAAATCTACTTTATAAGTGGGAACTTTAAGGTCTAAAAGACCTCCTTTAGGTTCATATCTCGGTTTGAATGTAGCGTATCTAGCTCTTTTCTTACCATCATTTGTAACGAATTTCCTAAAATCTAGTATTTCTTGTTTAGTTTTTTCGTCTCCATGTATACCTAACGCATCACCTTCTCCAAGTCTTTCTATCCAATACTCCCCACCTTTAGGGCCTTGATATGTTGGGGTTCCTTTGGGGGCAGCTCGGTCTTTTACATAGACAGCATTGTCTGGAATATGGGTTTGAGAACTTATAAAACTCCCAGAAGAAGGTTGTTTAGTAGCAATGTTTTGTTTTTCGTCTTCAGCCTTAGACAATTCTTCTTCATCTAAACCAAAGTCCTCTAAGTTATAACCATCTTCCACATCAATAGGGTTAAAAAACTCATCGTATTCAACACCCCCATCGTTATAGTCATCAATAATTGCATCAGCTAGCTTTGTAGCGTCTTCTAATTCCTTATCGGAATATGTGTAAGACGACTCCGAAGGTTGTTCTTCTTTTTTTAAGAATTGATATAATTCATCTATACTAGTAGTTTTCATCTATATCTGTCTCTGTTGGCTGAGTAGGTTTTGGGCGTTCTTGTTTGTTCCTACTAAATCTTGTAGGGTCTCCAAAAACAGCTTTTTCAACTGTAGTTACCCCATCATTCGAGAGTTGAGCTATATAATCTATATTGTTTGCTGAAAACCACATCTGTGATAAATCAGGAGAAACCTCTTTTATTAAGGGAGATGTAAACCCTTTTTGTATTAAGGACTCCACCCAAGACTTTGACAACGTTAATTCATTCTTTCTAGCCCGGGCTTCAGCATATTCATCAATATCTCGCTCCTCACTAGGGTCTCCTTTGTCATGCCAATCTGGGGTTACTCCTCCAGTTCTACCTTTGAACTTTCTTTGTGATGGAGGCTTGTAAGCTTTTTCCATAGCTTGAATAGGCTCCTCACCTTCTTCCCCACCTTCTGGAGGCATTTCTTCACCCCCACCTTGCAACATAGCTTCTTGTGCTTCTTGTTGCTGTTGCATCTGTTCTTCTTGCATCTGCATTTGCTGTTTTTGTTGTTCAAGTCCTAATGCCTGTTGTTCAGCTGCCATCTTAGCAGTCGGCATTGGGTCTCCACTAATAATAAAATCTGCTTCCCACAATGGAACGTCTTGTTCTTTTAGTTTTATGTCAAATCCTAAAGCAGCAAATTGATTTATAATACCTATTTTTTGTTGAGCAAAAGCTAATCTAGTATTCTCAGCCTTTTCCTCTGGCTGTGGTAAATGAATTTCGTAGTCAGTTATACCAAAAGCCTCTAAAAGTTGAGGGAATACTTTCTCATGGAATAGTCTTTGGTCGCCTTCAACAACCCTACTCATAACTACTAGTTGTTGAGTTTGTGTAGATAGTCCCCCAAATGCTTCTGGGGCACCCTGCCAAGCAGGAGTAACACCCCACATAGCAGCTACTCGCTCTCTGACTTCCTCTCTTACTGGCAAATAATCCATTTCCTGTAAGCTATGAAATAGTCTAACCATATCTACTCTACCCCTTTGGTTTCTAGCAGATACAGCTACCATAGGTATATAGTTTGGGTCTAATCGTGTTTGTGCCGCAATATGTTCTCGCTCTCTTCTTAGACTCTCTGGGTCATCTGTAGTGACCATCAACATACTTGCAGGCATTTTTCTTTCAAAAAAGTACCTGTATAAATTTTTATCCATACCTACTAGCGTCAAAGCTTTTTCAAAAATAGTAAGTAATGGTGACCATCCATATGTTTCAGAAGGTGAAAATTTAGATAGGTGTATAATTTCAGAATCTGTAAAATACATGTGTTGGTTTCTATGATAATACTTATACATAGCAGGATGAAGAGTTACATTACAATCTTCATCTACACATTTACCACCAGACTCTTGAATTACTTCACGATGTATAGGACATATAAAGTGTGTGTTCTTAGGTAACCCAGCTTGGTCTAAATCAAATTCTACTAATGCTGGATTAAGTCTTCTAATTTCTTGTAGTCTCGATGTAACGTTCCCATCACCAGAGTCTTTATATTCTTTAGCTAAGTACAAAAACCCATCGTCTAATGAGTTCACGTCAAAATGAAATTGTCTAAGAACCTCTTCCATACTTTGGTCAAAAACGTTACAGTCTTTCAGCCATTTCAAAAGTCTTTCTTTCTGTTCCGAATCGGGGTTTTCTATTTTGGGAACTATTTCAATCCCCCTTCTAAATACTTCCCCCGTAATGTGAGACAATGGACCCCTTATTTCTTCTACAGACATCGCAATAGTTTGCAAATCTTGTACAAGCTGTTGGCGATATGCCATTTGGTGTCTAACCCAAGTGTTTACAATTTGGTCAAGACCTATAGTTGGGGCATTCCCTGTATCCCCAGTAGACTTCATAACATCTAATAAACTAATTTGTTTGTTCAAATCAGCCATTTGTTGCTGCATTTGGGGAACTTGTGGTAAATATTCGGATAGTTTCATTATTAATCCCTGCTTAGTTTAGTCATATCTTGCATGGATACTAATTTTAATATGTTATCCATAGCTTTCTCCTTTAGTTCAAATTCTTCCGAGTGAGCCGCTGCTCTTTCAACAGTCTGTTTTTCACTTTTAGCTCTGTCAAGTTCAGCACTCAGCCTATCTATTTCTAAATTTTTTGTTTCAATTATATGTTCTAACTCAGCTGTATCGACATCAGAAGTAATATTAACATTCTCTAATACTCCTTCACTTGCCGCTTCCTTTATTAAGGCAATAAATTGACCCTCAGATAAAGCTACTACTGCTGGGCTGTCATCAGGGATATCGTCATCGGCACTCATTTGTTTTAACTCTGCGTGCCAAGTATCTAATATTCTCCATGTATTCTTATCATCTTTGGTAGCTACATACTGCTGTCCTGAATCTGATAACATATTACCAATTACCATAAACTTCTCCTAATTCTTTTCTATCTTTATATTATACTATAATTTTCGTATTTACTAAGAAATCACACAAGCACTCCACCCACAAGTCTTGCAAGTGTGACATCCAGACTCAAAAATTATATTTGGGTTATCACAACAATTATATTCTGGTAAAGCTACATCTTCGTTTATAAGTTGGTTTTCCAGTTCAAACCCATCTAAAGTAGGTTGTTCAGCTTTTTCTTTGTTACCTTTTACTAAAACTTCCTTCTCTCTACTGCCAGCTCTATAGACTGTAATTCCCTTACAACCTTCCCCCCAAGCAAGCATGTAAGCATTTTCTACATCTTCTACAGTAGCAGAATTAGCAAAGTTAATAGTTTTAGAAATACCTGAGTCACAATGTTTTTGAAAGGATGCTTGCATTAGCACATGGTCTTCGGGAGATATTTCCGGGGCTGTTGCGTATACAGCCTTTACCCAGTCTGGTAAGTCAGGAACTGATTCTAGCGAACCACCTTCAGCTAAATAATCCATCAAGTCTTCAGAATAAAACCCATGCTTTCTAGCATCTGCTTCAAAATATTTGTTTACGTAGTTTAGTGTCTTACCTTCAAGAATGTTTTGTTTTTTCCAAGCCAATGCAAATGTAGGTTCAATACCACTAGATGTGTCAGCTATCATTGATATTGTTCCTGTAGGAGCAACTGTTAATCTACAATGATTTCTATAAGCTTCTGTGTCTTTGTTGTAGTTGCTATCACTCCAAGCTGGGAAAGTACCCCTAACTTTAGCTAACTCTTGAGACTCGTTATCTGCCCACTCTTTAATCTTAGACATTAGTTTTGCCCCAACATCTCTAGCTGTTGAAGAGTTGTATGGTATGTGCATTTGTATTAGCAAGTCTGCAAATCCCATAACTCCTAAGCCTATTTTTCTAGTAGCTTTAGTCATTTGTTCTATCTCAGAAGTAGCATACTTGTTTGCATCTATTACGTTATCTAAGAAATGTACTGCTTTCCGTGTAACCCACTCTAGCCGATTCCAGTCTACCTTTTCGTCCCACCCATGAGTAGGACCATCAGCCTTTGTATAAAATCTTGCTAAGTTAACAGAACCTAAATTACAACTTTCATTACCTAATAGTGGTTGTTCTCCACAAGGATTAGTAGCAATCATTTCTCCATATGTTTCTTTTACATGATTGTCTTTATTTACTTGGTCAAGGAATATCATTCCGGGTTCACCATTTCTCCAAGCCCCTGCAACTATTTTGTTAAATACATCTCTGGCATTTAAAGAACCAGCTATTTCATTAGTTTTAGGATTTATAAGGTTATACTCCATGTTATTTTCAGCGGCTTTCATAAAGTTAGAGTCCACCCCAACCGAAATATTAAAGTTATGTATCTCTCCTTCGACTTTTTTACAGTCAATAAAATCTAATATGTCTGGATGATATATAGACATTACCGCCATATTAGCACCATCCCTTTTACCACCCTGTGTAATCATAGAAGAAACCCTTGAAAGTGTCTTTAGCACTTCTATAGGACCACAAGCAACACCATGAGTAGATTGTATCTTATCCCCCTTTGGTCTTAAATGCGACAACGCAAACCCAGTACCACCTCCAAACTTCTGAACCATTGCAGTATCAGTAGCTGCTTTCATAATGTCTTCCATGCTATCTTCTAAAGGCAGTACAAAACATGCTGACAAGGTTCCTTGCTCAGTTCCTGCATTCATAAGAGTTGGAGAGTTTGGAATGAACTCTAAATTTGCCATCATTAAATAAAAATCATTCGTAGTAAGTTTTGCGTCAACTACCAACTTACCATAGTCAATATCAATTTCAGCAACAGCTTTAGCAACTCTCATAAATAATTCTTCTGGAGTTTCTATTACTTCATTGTCAGAGTTTTTTAAAAGATACCTATGATTCAATATAACGTTTGCTTGGTCAGTAATAACTGGTGTGTTTTCTAG